TCCTACTGTGAGAAGACAGACAGCGATGTAGTAGTAGAGTTTATTGTATAATTTCTTGTAGTATCCCATTGTTCTACTAATCCAGCAGCTCTAGTTGTTGTCTCTAATGACCAAGGTAATGTGGTATCAGTTACAGTAAATACTGCATCTCCACCAGCAATACCAGCACTAGCTGATGCTGTGATGTTACTACCGCTCCATGTGTTCACGGCAGCACCGAAAACCTGACGTTGCTCGACCTCAGTTATCGTTTGGGTTGTTGTGGTTGTACTATTCATCGACCCTGTAGTAAACTGGGGCGT